TTTGAGGTACTCTGTGTCAGTGCTCATCGGATTGACAATGGCAACTAATGTCATACCATTACAAGCAAGAGCATTAGATAAGCGAGTGGTGGCTGTGAAGAAAGCGTTAATGATCCCCTTCTCGCCGGCAGCACCGTTGATTTCGAAAAGACCTTCCCGCAGCGAGTCTAAAACCATCAGAGGGGCGTAGCTACCCGACTTCCTCAGCTTCATATGCTGAGTAACCAAGTAAACAATAGCCGCGTCGATCGAGTAAAACAAGGGTACTGTCATGTCATCACCGGCTACTGGCTCTACCGCGATCACACGTGCAAATAGTTCAGCCTTTTGAGCATCACGCGCCGCTTCATTCACTGAAGTAATGAAGTTGGATTTGCCCGCTTTGGTATATCCAGTTAGCACGGTCATGCCAAATGGTAAGCTAATTGTCGATTTAGCTCCGACTTTGATTGGTAAAGAGTAGTGGTAATGAGGTAACTCTTTAAAGTCAGCCACTTTCATAGTGAGAGGCTCATCTAGAATGTGACTTTTCTCACGTACACCGTACTCACCATTTCTTCCAAATTGGATGTAGGTGTTCGGATGAGCGAGAGATGGTAGCTCAAAGAACACCTCATCCTTCGGTATTACAGTATCATTGGACTTAGCCATTTACTTCTCCTATACTGGTTGTTGGTACTTTGAAAAGATGTCTAATTTTATCAAAGAAGTTGATTGCCGGAATAGTTGCGACAATCTCATCTAATACTTCTTTAGACACGGTTTTAGGGTCGACACGATAATTAAGGTAATGCGGATTAGCAATAACTAAAGCGTCAACGTCATTAAACCTTTGCCTTTTGGCCATTGATCTAGCCATAAGGTAAGGATTAACGCCAGCGTATTTCCGAATCACTTCTTCAGTAATCCTGTTCAAATCACGAAAGATTGGAGTTCTAGAATACTGCTGGTATCTTGCTAGTATGCCTTCAGCATGATTCACCGGGTTAATTCGGTCAATGGAATCCTCACGAGCAAGCATATTTACAACATAAGTTACAGGGTTAGGAAAGGATCTTTTCTTTCCATCCACTTCGGCGAACACTGACCCTAAGTAAAGCACTGGAGTTTCAGGCTCAAGAACGGCATAGGGAGACTTTCCTTCTTTGAGTGAATTGGCGATTGATTGAATGTTAGTCAACATTGCTGCGTCGTCAGACATGTCGAGTAGAGCATGATCTGGGTTCTTCCCTTGTAAGAAAGGTTCCAGCTCAGAGACAGCACGTAGCGCACCGACATCACGATATAAGATACTATAGACGAAAGTCATCCACAATTTGCCGATATCAGGGTTAATAAAGATGCCAGAAGGCAATCCGACGGAAGCGTCGAATTTGTCACCCTCTAGCGGGGATGGGCCAAACACAGGATCGTAGTCTTCAGGTGTTTTGACCCAAGGGGACGGTACCACGTAAGGTGCTTTCATCATCCGTTTGAGGACTATGATTAACCTCTCATCCCAATACTTTGCCAGTTCCTCATAAAGCAACTCCAGAAACCAACTAGGTACCGTTGTGTCCATCTGTTTAACGTCAGATCCGACAGTGAATTTGTACTTCGATATTTTATCCTCCTTATCATTATCATCACGAGTCTTATAAGTAAAAGCGAAGCGATTGAGGTATACTTCTCGGAAGCAACCCATTACTGCTGTCATCACGTAATTCGGAATGCCAGACATCCCGAACACCGTGCGTTGACGCATTGCAAAGTGGCCTTCGATTCTATTTCCTTGATGGTCGTACACTGTCTTATTCACGAAGCTTTTGGCTTCATAGTTACCGGATCGGGCTTCCTCTTCTGTTGGAAAAGGACGATCTTTTGGTTTGTAGACACCATTCTCATACGTTACTGAGTCTGGTTGCTGTCGTTTCTGGATTGCAAATACAGGGATCGAATCGTAAATTTCAAGTGCGCGGATCGATTGGTTTCTGTCGCCACTCATTGAAGCTAACCAATCATCAATGTTGTGTAAGCACTTTATTGTACCTAATTTCTTGTACTCATTATCTGTCGTAAACCAAGGGAAACCGGTTGAAGCTGCCTTCCTGATGTGTAGGTCCGCAGGAACTGCTGCTCCAAAGAACAGACGAACTAGTTCTTTGAACCAAGGTAAATCAGCAGGTCTTATCTTATCTACTAGGCCCATGCTCTTGATCAGGATTTCGTTATGATATACGGGTATTGGCAAAGGGTCACCGCCGTAACCCGAAACGTTTAACAGTTTGTTCCAATCCGATGGGACAGCGGACGGTCCGGAGAAGCCAGATGGCAAAACATCAACCGGAAATTCGTCGCCTAATCGTTTCACAAGAGTCTCAGTAATGCTCAAGCATCTGCGATCATCTGCAAACAAGAATTGATCACGGTCACCGACTTGTGGTCGGTCGTTGTAAGTTAGGGAAATGACCGCGTTTGCGCGAGGAATTTGCTTCTTGGCGATATATCTTTTGGAACCTGTAGTCTTGAATAGAAATTCGTGCTCAGGCTTGATCTTCAAGATCATCTCCTTCCGTCCTAGGAGGTTCCACCTGACGATTAACCTCGTCAATATTAGAGCCGTTGTATTGTCGTTTCTGAGCACCGAGTACCCAGGGTGTCTTATCGGCAGTTCGCTGGACAGTACGAACACGCTCTGAGATTGACTCAGCGACTGTTGGCCAATCCAAGCTTCGCAGCCCTAACTGGCGACGAGCCTGAGTAAACAAAATATCGTATTTCGCTCCAGGTATCTCAAGCAGAACGAAGATTCGCGGGGCATTCACTAATGTAGTCCAGGCTCGATCTAATGCAAGTAGTTCATTACCTGCTAGAGGAACCAACGCGAAGTCAGTTGACACATCCTCTTCCGTAAGCGGAGCAATGCGCTGATAAAGCGACCCGCTCGATACAGGAGCATCTGAGAGCTCGTTAGGTAAAGGGGCATCTATTGGAATGATAAACACACTTTTCCTAATATCAAAACCGTCTGTAACGATGGATTGAGGCTCAATCTTATCGTTAGAATTTAATCGATCGTCGTTTTCCATGATAATCCTTTAATGTTGCGTTGTTAATGTTAATGAGTGATGATCATTCTCTGAAACATCAGTGTCTGGTGAAAATCTCATTATAGCAGTGAGCACGGCGGCTTGAAACTTAGCCAAATGAGATCGGATCGTTCTCAATATTACACTTTCAGTGATGCCATTTCCAATAAACTTAGCAATCTGATCAGTATAGTAACCCATCGCCCAAAGTGATACTACAGACTCTCTGAACGTTACATGTCGCACAATGTAATAATAGTCGTTTTCACGCTTGTGCAGCTGATTGAGGGTACTAGCTTGATCAATTGCTTTACGAGCTCTGGATACATGACGACGCTTTAGTTGATCGCGTCTATCAGGCTGTTCGAGCGTAGTGCTATCTTTCGTCATAAGATTTCCTCCTAAATACAACTTACTGTAAATCGAGCTTCAAATCGTCCATCACTAGGACAGTGTCCGTCGATAAGCGAATGTTGCCGATGGCTTCAAAACCAACGTTACCAACTTCGATACTTTTAACTCCTTTCTTTTGAGCGTTAGCTTTGAGTTGCATGAAAGCAACCTGTCGCCAACCCGGTTCAATCAAATCCATCATATCTACATAAGCTGAGGCCAGTTTGGCGTTAGCGCGAGTAGAATAATCCGGAGCATCAACAGCCAACAACTTAGTGTAAGTAATGGCATCATTGAAGTCTTGCATAGAGTAACGGCTTATAGCCTTAGTTCTGATCTTATTCATTTGACTTCTCCTTTAAGGATTGCTTCCTTAATAGTGTTCTTCTTCAGATTGAACTGTTCACCTTTGTACCAGCACTCGACACTGACAGGTATGTTGCTGAAGAAGGACAACAGTCCAGCAATCGAGATTGTCTCCTTGACGTAGAAACGTATAACACCAGAGTACTGCAGATGTTTGACATAATCGAGCTCACCAATCACTATTGATGGAAGTTCACTCAACTTCTGAGCTAGATTATCCAAAGTTACAGCACCGCCAACCACCCTAACTAATATCAATTCAGGGTTCGTTGTTAATGTCCTAAGTCCTAACTCAATTATGCAGTCAGTGCACAACCAAATGTCATTATACACTCCATTAACAAGATGAAAACTCCCTCGTGATTTAGGGTCTTTGCATTCGCCGCAGGAACAGTCCATGTTCGGACAACATGTTGGTAGTAGAGCATAAATGCCACTTTTAACAACACCATCGATAATTGCGTATGAATATTTCATGATGAATCTCCTTTGATTTATTAAATACTCTATCTCTCGGATTGACTACCGATTAGATTTCAGACTAGCTTATCAAGGCTGATCCTGGTGCGTAGTCACACCTACAGTACAGTAACCTAATGACGGTAAGGTTTCCTATTTGGCTTTGGCTGACGGGCCTCCACCGGGTCCTG